TACTAATGGATCACCCACCAAAGTTGTCAGCGCAGCAGCGCCAGCGCCAGCCGCAGCGCCAGGGATGGCCCCGACGCCAGCCAGAGGAGCGCCAGCCGCAGCGCCCAACGCAGCGCCTGCTGCAATTGGCCCGCCGCCACGAACAGCCGCACCCATCAAACCCTTGATAGTTGTACCTTGTGGGCCATCATTTTGTGTAGAGGCGCCATCCGCAGGATTATTGACATCTGATGGCCCGGTACTGGGTAAAGATTGTTTCTTCTGCGCTAGAAAGGCGCCAAAGCCTTGTGAAAGCTTATCATCAGCCGGTTGAGCATCATCATCAGCCGTTGGTGCTACAGAGCCAGCTGAATTAGTCGCCATGAACTTAGCAAAATCCTGACTTAACGTATCGATCTTTGCTCTAGCTTTACCTGCTAGAACTCTGCCAGTGTATGCTTTAGTCAGTGGCCCCCAGTTATCCCGATTTGTTCCGCCGTGATACTCAGAGACAGCATCAGCTACGCTGCCCTTGTTGCGTGTCAAAGAGTCTTTAAGCAGTTTCCCGGCTACCTCGGCGGCGTTTTCAGGAGATAGATATGCATCAATGCCATATTTCTTCAATCCAGCGTCACGGGTCGCAGGAACGATCTGGAACACAGACTTTGCACCAGCACTGCTAACTTGATCGGCGTTACTGCGTTCGCCTTTCATGACGATAGACGACAGCAAACCAACTGGCAAACCAAGCTTCTGTTCTGTGCTTGCTGCCAATTCTTGATAATACGGATCGCTGTACGCGTTAGGAGCGCCTGCCATTATTTTGCACCTTGGTTAAGAAATTCCATTACCTGTTGACGGGTTGCGCCTGGATGATTCTTCATAAGCCGGTTAATATCACCTTCCGTTATGTTTCCGTAGGTAGGGTTTGTTGCTACGTATGCCCCACCTTTTTGCGGAGTCTTAGGATTAGCCAAGACTTTTTGCTGCGCTTTAGTTAAAGAAGCAATTACAACTCGAAGATTTGTAGAAAATGCCTTTGGACTCATATCAGGATCAAGGCTAGCAACTTGCGAATCTAATTTCTTTCCTTCTGCATCAGAGAGAGCGCCCCCAGCGCCAGCTGCTTTAAGCGCAGCTACAGCGGGAAGGAACAATTGCGATTTCAGAGTTTGGACATTGGCTCGGTAATCTTTGCTTTCAGTGCCAGGGATATTTGATAGCAGTTTGCCAAGTGTGCTGCCAACTCCTGTCCACTCTTTTTTTAGTTCAGGGTCATTAAGCAATCCTTGCGCAGTAGAAATAGCGTTTCCAACAGAATCAAGTTGATCCTGTTGCGCAGAGCCTGTTGTTCCTGCAAGCTTTACCTGATCTTGCATATACTTGTCGCGCTCTAGCGTCAACTGTCCGCGCTGTGTCTCGCTGTTAGCAGCCTTAATCTGCGCATCAAACTCAGCTAGGCGCGCATCTTGAGCAGGTTTGGCGATCATGTCAGGAATAGTAGCGCCTGCTACTGTAGCCTCTGCGCCAGCCTTAGCGGCATCTGCTTGCTTCTTGGCTAACTCGGCAGGAGCTTGAGCATTAGCACGAGCCTCGCCGCCGAGTTTGGCAATGCCATCAATAACCTTTTCACCATTAGGCAGGCCGCCAAGCAACATAAATGCATTTGTTTTTGCAAATTCTGGATGGTCTTTAACCATTTGCGCTTGAATTCGGCTGGCCTCTGCTTGCTTTTCATCGCCGCTATTGGCGAATGCTTCTGCTTGCTTGTTAAGGATGTCTACAGCAATATCTGGATTGTCAGTATGCAAAGCGCTTGCGACACTAGATACAAGCTGCAACTTTTGCTGCTGAGCTTCTGGCGAAAGCATGTCATAAGACCGTTTAAAGCTTTCGCTTAGCTGTGGATACTTAACTGACATTCGACCAATATCCTGCGGAGATGGATTATTTCCCAAGGAGGCTAAATCAGCCTGCATTCTCTGTTGCTGCGCAATCGCGGCTTGCTGTTGCTGCATCTTGAATGACTGCTCTTGCTGCGCGAAGCGAGAATCTGCAACAACATTAGCGCCTTGAACACCTTGGATAAATGATTGAAATGGCGAAGCAGCACCAAATGCGCCGCTATAGTCGATTGGATCAGCCATTAAAATACCTCATTAGTGAATGCTTGCCCTGTAGGCTGGTATGCGGCCGGAGCTTGATTTGCAGCATAATACCCATATGCATTTGCAGCGCTATTAACTATGCCGCCAAATGCCTTACCTTGCGCCAGCGCCGCCCCTGCTGCTGCCGATCCCTGTTGCGCGTATAGATTAGATACAGCGTTAGCGTTATTGGCGCCAGCATTACCCACACCAGCAGCGGCATTTTGTCCAATATTAGTCAAGCCGCCTAAGTTAGAGTATTGCTGCTGAATGAGTGAATTCAAAAGACCCGGACTAAACTGCGCCAATGCCGCTTGGTTATTGCCGCCTCTCAGACCACCAGTAGCCGATGCAGTCTGATTAATTGCATTTAGACCCTGTTGATTTAGAGCTTGAAATTGAGAGCTATTCTGGATTCCATTAATAGCTTGCTGCTGCGCGTCGATACCATTTAAGCCAAGTAGATTTTGCTGGCCCGTCAAAGCACCGTTGCCAGCTTGCACATACGGGGAAAGCAGCTTTTGTGTCGCGGCAAATTGTGCGTTTTGCGCATCAATTCCTTGTTGCGCAGACGCAGATTGTGATTTAGATGCAGACTTTGACGCCTGCGAGCTGGCAACACCCCCAACAACTGCCGCGCCTACTACTGCTGCTGCAACCATATATTCCCCCTATAGCCATTTGGCGTAAATTATTTCAAATGGCGAAAAATCCAAATACTCAAATAGCTTAGTAACATCATGTTTTATTTTGCTGCCAACAGTCCACATTTTTACACCACGGCGGCGAAGCTCTTTTTCTACGAATGTAAACATATCAAGAGCTGCCCCACCTTTTCTTTTCTCAGGAACGATATAAAATATATCCGGCGAGCATGATAAGCAAGTTTCATAATGCAATGCTGATGAAATAACTCCAACAAAGTAGCCAATCATTGCACCATTTTCACGAGCTATGCACATCAAAAGTTGGCCCGATGCATCTCTTGCTCGGTATGAATTTGCTTGCGGCTTTAGCGGGAACCCGTGTTCCTTATGCTGCGAAAGCTCATCATAATGCATCTCAAGTAATGGATACATTTCATCATAAACAGAGTCAAATGACTCAATCGCAAAAGTAATCATGTGGATACCTTCGCATCGATAATCATGTGGATTCGGTCTGCATCACTATTGTTCAAAACTTCATGCTCCAACTTATTATTGAACCACCATACCTCGCCAGTTTGCATATGTACTTGCTCATCGCCGCATCGAAACACATTTCCGGGATTGCTTTGCAATACTAAATGGAATCGCCTGTAATAATCAGCATGAATTGGTGTATCAGCATGAGGATAAATTCTTCCTCCTGGAGAAATTCGATTAATCATTACGCGGCCAAGTCGCTCGCCACCGACGGCTGAAAATATCTGCATAACAAGAGTTCTTGCCTCTGGCAGCGCTGCATAGGAAGGGCGATCTACGGACTCATGCTGGTCATGTCCAGGGAGCATGTTTTTTTTGTACAACTCTACCTCTTGCTCATCTTTGCAATCTACTACGGCAGGGAATCGCAACATTATTGAATCAATTTCGCCAAATGGTCCTTGAGGATATTTTCTTAAAAATGTATCTTCCGACCACAGCTCAGGACGTCGTGTAATTGCTAGCAGTAGGCCAGAAACATTAATACCAGAGGCGATTTTAAGGAAATTGCGCATCTACACTCCCATGTGGGGCGGTTGCGTCGCTGGTTACGCAATAGGCTCAGCTGGCGCAATTATATGTTGTTTCTTGTCCAATTGCACTATGGATCAAGTAAGTTCACGCCCACTAATTCTAAGAGCAACAGAAGATGCCGCACCGGCCAAGGTTGATATGTAGTCATTGACTCCGAGATAGTGGCCGACCATCTCAGGGAAATGATAAGTCTTTCCAGCCGCTAATGTCACAGCAACTGTAAGGGGCGCAGTAACAGCCGATTGGCCAGCTTGAACCAAGCTAACTTTTATTAACTGGTTAGACGCTGACACATTAGTGGCAGTTATTTTATCAATTACTGTATTTACAGGAGATGTATATTGCGTTGTTTGTGCCGCCTCTGCATATTTTGGCTGCAAAAAAACTTTAGTTACAGTTGTCATTTTATTGTCCGATTCCGCAAGCGATAAGAGCTAAACGTATATTGTTGGCTAGAGTGATAGCAGTGGCTAAATCAGTTGCAGCGGCGCCTAGAGAATATGCGGATTGAGGCGCCTTCCCATTGGCCCCAAACTGACCTATAGAAACATAGTCATCATTTTGAAGCGCCATAGTGCCAATAAAAGGGAGCGGCTTAAACTCCAAATCTGAAAGATCGTTCGCCATTCGGTTATTAGCGGCATCAGCTCTTGCTGCTATTGCATATGCATTTGCGGCATAGTCTTGAGCCTCTACAGCTTTAAGCGATGCTGATGCCGCTGATGTAGCTGCACTAGTTGCATTTGTATTCGCTGTTCCAGCAGTAACATTGGCCGCTGCTGCTGATGCATTTGCTGCGCTTGCAGCCACGCCAGCTGCTGTCGCTGTTTGTTGTGCAGCAAGTATGCCATCAGTGTTCTCAGTCGATGTTTTTTGCAGGTTTTCAAAAGCTCGGATTGCTTGAGGATTTTTGAAAACCTGGGCTAGTAATTGACGGTCAAACTTAGATGTAGTCTCAGCCATTTAACGGCTCCAATTGAACCTCTAGGCGTGAAAATGAACAGTGCGAATCACTATTACCTCTGAATTTCTGGATTCTCCAATTGTTCATTGATCCTTGCTTAATCCAAGTAATACGCTTAGTTCTGTCGCCCTGCTTCCCTGCTTTGCAATACTTTTCTTCGCTCCATGTTTCGCCATCAATTGAATATGATGTCCAAATAACGGGGTCGGAGCCAAAAACAACGCGGCCAGGAAGCGTAGAAAGTTCAAGCATATGAAAGACCGCGCCAAATCCTGCATTGTAGACAATCGCTGTACCAAATTCCCATATGATTTTTTCGCCATATTGCGCGCTTGTCTCGCTCGTAAGTACGCCAAGTTTATTTGATGCGGGATCACCGACATGCCACTTATCATAAACCCAAACGTGATATCGAGCTTTGTACATTCCATTTGGGCTATTCAGAATAAACCAAACTGGAGTGCCTAACTCTGTACTTGCAGCGCCATCAAATACCAACGTTTTATCTATTAGGTGAACATATAAATGCTGATGCGACTTGTCACACTTTACTTCTAGTACAGCCTGGGATAGTTGCACCTCTGTATATGACTGGATAATTGTGTCAATTTCTCGCGTGCTAATCTTTTGCGTCTCCCCATTGCGCCCTGCATACACAGCAGGAGACTCATTCCGTCCGCTACCAAGGAAAGTAAGCGAATCCATAAATACTGTGCAAGCATGAGTTCCAATGCAGCCACGACCTAATTGAGCGCCTTCAATACGTGCAAATGGGAATAAGTCGCCGCCTACGTTATCAAACGTCTCGCACGTATATCGATTTAATGCAGTAACTTCATTCCTAATTTTCTGAATCGCCATAATAGGATCAGGATCAGCCTCGCTTGAGCCATACTTGAGCGGATTAACTGAAAAAGGGTCATTCAGTTCTGTGACAACTAAATATGTGCCATCAGTTGTCATGAAGTAACCGTCAACCCACAAATGGTCATTCACTAGGCCTAAGTCCGCATCAGTTACTTGTCGCAATAGCGAGCCATCATAGTAATAAAGCTTGCCTCCACCAGAAATCGATAGTAAATCAAATGAATAATCAAATGTCACAGGCCCATAACCATCAATCGGGCCAAGATTAGCTACACCCCCAAGGGAATCAATCTTGACTAGGTAATCGCCCATCACGCGATACAAATTACCATTCCAGTTTATACCGCCTCTTGATATGCCAGTGCCTTCCGAAAAATAGTTTATGCCATCAGCAGGTCGCAAATATCCCGCTGATATCCCATTAGACTTAGGAACAGGAATCAAATTTACAGGATAAGACGTGCGATATTCGCCAGTCTTATCCGTGTATATCCCATTGATGATAGGTATTTGCATACTTAATTCACTGGACCAACTACTGGGATTGTTGGCGCGACTACCAATGCTTCGATAATGTTACCGCCACGCTGCATTTCGTGGTTGCCATCGGATTGCATAACTTCCAGAGAGCACAAATACACGTTTTGCCCTGCCGCTACAGCCGTAATAGCATTGAAGTTAGATAATTGGAAGTAAGAGACAAGATTTACTGTAGTAGCGTTGACATATTTCATTGTAGCTGTTACATAAGCGCCTGTTGTTCCCATTGGAAGCGTGATATAGCAATTATCATCAGCAGAGGTAAATGCAGCCGATGCGCTGGTGAGTACATTACTACCAACAGAAATAGCAGCATCCGCAACAGTTCTACCACGTGAGTTTACTTTCAACAAACCACTATTGCGAGCGGTTTCCGTTGTATCGGCGATATCAGCATATCCGGTTTGGCGCGCAATCGTGCCAGCGCGGATCATATCATTGACTGCAACGCGTTTTGCCTCATTAGTTGGACTTGTCTGAGATTGATTCGTTGTAGTGGTAAAGTAATCTGTTGTACCAACTAATGACGTCGTAATCGTATTTAGGTACATATTACGACCAAGAAATTCCGCGCTTGTGTTGTAGGTGCTCGTATAAAGCGATGCAATATTAGCAGCCGTCCCTGCATTCAAATCGTTGACACCGTAATTATTAACTACATGGCCGCCATACTGGAACATTTGACGACGTAACGAACTATTAGCAACGTTACCTGTCAACCAAGATCCGCCCATGCTGTCCGTTGCAGCAGCGATATTAATAAATGCCCCTTGACGCCCCCAAGTCCGTTCTGCCTCACCAGTCAACCCACTACCTCCAACAGTCGGCCAATCGCCGTTACTTGGCATGTCGCGCGACGTACCGATAATGATAATTGCGCCAGTATCGGTTACTCCAATGATACCAATTGGGCGCAATGTTTGTGGCGACGCGATACCTGTCCCTGCAAGCGTGTAGCTCAAAGCAGGGAAGGCGCTATACAGCTGCATAGTCCTGTCCAGATCAGTCCCGGCCGTTGTGCCGTACGTCCAATAATCTTGACGATCACGGCCAGTATTATAAACAAGGCCACCTGAGCCTCCCTGCCACGTACGTGAGCCAATCAAGGCTCCAACAGGAATAGGTGTATTAGGGTAAATAGGGTCCGTCGCCACTAGTGTTTTTACGCCGCCTGGCAAAGTAACAATAGGCGATCCGCCATTAAAAGTGCCTTGGACTGGCACTGTGGAAGGGTCGAGAGGATATTCAAGCGAGCATGTGATCTGGATATCGGCTGGCGCCGTATTTTCAGTTGCAGCATAAACGTTTGTATACAGAAACTTGATCGCTGTAAAAAATCCGCCCGCTTTCCCGCCTGGCACTTTATGCACGGTGCGCGAAACCATTTGGCGCAAACCGGATTGGAATTGACCAGGGTAATTCGTGTGCTGCGCGATCTGCTGCCACTTACCTACATCGCCGCCAAGTACAAATTGATCTGCCGCCGACGCCGTTACTGTTACATTAGCGCCAGGGCCGCGCAACATAGGGGAACCAAGCCCTTTAGCCTGAGTGGCTGACGATGAAATAAACAGGCCGTTTGAATTCTTACCAACAGTCCCGCTTGCTTCTGTAACGCCAATAGGATTCTTAATATTTGTTGGCTGCGTCAATGTGCAATTAAAGGAAGTGCCAAGGCCTGTTGGATAAATAACAGAAACTTCAGATGTTCCTGTTGGCTGCAAGCTCAGCGTTTTCCCCAAATCGCTAGATTGCAATGTATAAGGAAAAGTAGTTATAACCGTAGCTGTGCCGCCTGCTGCTGCGCCAACAACTACGGCATCACTATCTGAGGTAATTGTCCCTGACGTATTAGTAGCTGTTGTGCGCAAAACCAAAGATTTCCCTGCATCGCTACTAATAGAAGCATAAGGAATGGAGGTGGCTCCACTAATTGCCACACCATCACGTAGCCATTGAATAGCCGTAGTTGGCGATGGCGTTCCTGCAAACAAAGCAGAAGTAGCGCCAATAGATGCGCCAGCAGTAGCAGGCGTCGAAATTACTGGGCGTGAAACGATCCCAAGCAGCCCCACTGTAGCTCCAGATGTGCCACTACTTGGCAGCACTCCTACCGTATAATCAATTGGCAAAATAGCTGTCAACGACACAATGCGAGCAAACCCGTATGGGCCTAGTGTAGCCTGCCCTTGGATGCTAATTGGCGAGCTAACAGGCGCCATAAGAACGGCGATCCCATCCCCTTTTACCTGTGCAACCTGGCCTTGCGGAATGGTGAAAGTTGCTGTTTGCCCTGCTGTAATCGTGGTCATAGTTTCCTTGATTAAATAAGATAGTCTGATAGGCGGGATCAATCCCTAGTCAAGCCATATATGGGTGGAGCTAATTGTATTACCCTATCCGAAACCATGACTTAGAAACCAAGTCATACCGGAGTTTAAAGAACCCGTTAGCGGCCAATGTAGTAGGCGCACCATATACGCTAGTTGCTCCATTCGCGGCTACTGTAAGCGCTGTAATGGCCTGCGTGCTAGTAACAAGAAGCTCCTGCCCATCATCTGCTGTTGTTACGTCAGGCAAAGTGATTGTTCCAGCCGCAAGAGTAGCCGATGGCATCATCTTGAGCCATTTATCATTGCCGCCTGTTACTGGCTGAATCGTTACCGTGAAGCCGGTTGTATTTGGTGCTAAATACTGCGCGCTCTCACGTAAGCTATCTACATAACCATCAGCAATAAAACTACGAAGTGCCGCAGCAGAGATTTTTCGCGTATCACCATTGGCAGTTGAGAAAACAACGACTTGATCGCCGCCTGACAGAGAATCTAGCGAAGTAAGTTGATTGATTTGCATAAATCCTCAGTTGAAATCTAAATCGCTGTCGTTTTTACCAGCGGTTATGTCAGGAGCAGATTGTCGCATAAAATCGCGGCCATATGAGTATCTATGTCGATTACCTGAACCGCTTGGAAGCGTGCTAGGAAATCGCATAGGGCCTGGCTTAGCACAAATAGCGAGCAATGTATCGTATGCCTGTTTAGCCGCGCCTGCTGTTGCTGGAGTAATAGCCTTGCCTACGCCTGGCGCCAAACGAATAGCAAGATTAAGGATAACGGCTTCATAAGCTGCATCAGGCAATCCTGAATCATCCTGAAGATTTGATCCATCAGCGAGAGATGGCAGGTTATAGCCGACACGGATACCTTTTGCATTCCATGTCGCCATCATGGCATCAAGGCGGCGCAACGCGGTTGCGAGCATGTCAGGGTCAATATTGAATACCGAATCATGCATTGCAATCTCTGCGTATGCTTCTGAAACGAGTTCTCGTTTAAGCCAGCTCATTTATTCCGCCAGTTTGTCAATAATCAGCGTGTTTAACTTGCGATCAGTCGTGCGGCCATCAAACTTAATGCCCAACTCGTTAGCTTTCATTTCCAATTCAGCACGCGTAGGCTCTGAGTCTTCATCAACCGTATCAATAGCGCCAGTAACAGGCTCAGGCAGGACGATAGCAGCATTCTTTGCTTCTTCGGTAGTCATATGCCACCCCATAGAAAGCAGAGCGTCTAGCGTATCTTGATCCTCAACCGTCATATAGTTGAAGTGGCTACCGTGCATTGCTTCTTGGTCGCCAACTTGATAAATCATGCGCGGAAAGTCTGGATTACGGTTCATTGCAAGCCTTTTGAAAAATCCCCGGCGAACCGGGGACTGTGATTACTTAGCCAATACCGCAACAGGCGTTACGTCGTTAGTATGGCCAGGACCTGCGGAAGTCACTTCAAGTGGCGACTTCACGCCGAGACGCTTGCACAGCGCATTGACATACTCAGTGCGGTTTTTGCCAGAGCGCTCAAGTTCGAGCAATCCAGCAACCTTGCCTTCGGGGATAAGGCTTTCAGCATCATCAGCAATGGCTTTCTTGAATGCGTCAAGGCCAAGATCGATGATATGAGCAAAGCGCATGATTTCGTGACGATCCGGCCAGCGGTCGCCCACATAATCAGGCGCTTCGGTAGCGCTTTGAGTTGCGAAATTGGTTTGTGCGCTTTGAGCCATTGCGGCCTTGACGCCTTCCTTTTCCGCTTCGGTCTTTTCCTCTTCGCTCAGCTCTGGAAAATGCTTAACGTTTTCATCTGGCTTTGATTCATCTTTGGCGATTTTCTTGGTAGTCATGATAATCCTATGTTTGTGATTGATAGAGCGGCAGAATTACCGCCCTATCAATTATCGCATTACGTTTGATTAAACAACTCAATGCCTGCGAACTGTGGTTGCAGCAACGACGTACCGAAGTCAATATCCCAACGATACTTAACCGACAGATCATTGATGTTGCCTTGCTCAACATAGGTAATCGCAATGCCAAGCTCAGTTGTGCCGGTCATCGACTTCCAGCCATCCTCTGCCTTGACAGTGAACGAGCCAGGAATCAACAGCAGATTGTCCTTGATGAAGAACGGGTTCACATCAGCAGTAACCGTATTCAGCCAAGTAATTGCGGCGCCATTTGCTGGGGTTGCAGTCACATTGCGGTATTCCAGTTCTGCCTTAGTGCCGCCACCGCCTGAGATAATGGCCGGAGCAACCAAGATCACGCCTGCTGCTGGCTTGCCGATTACGCGGAAGGTTTGCAATTGTCCAGTGTCTTGCTTGGTAATCATGTGAACAGAGTTCACGCCTGCAATGGTGAAAGCGTCACCGGCCTTGATGTTAGCGTACGTGGTTGCAGTAACAGCCAGCGTCGAGTAACGATTATCGACGTTAGCCGTTTCGCCGGTTGCTGCTGTCGAAGTGGCCTTTGGAACCCAATACTGGTTAGCACCATTGACAGTAGTTGTGCCGCCGCCAGCAGCAGTCAAGCGGAATGTCTGATCGTTCTTGTACGTGTCAAAGCCAGCAACAGCGCCAAGGTACGACTTTTCAAACGCAGTCATAGTTTGGCTTAGACCACTTGTTTGTGGCTTAGCCAAGTTCGAGGCCATAGCATTGTACGAACGCGGCGATAGCAGCATTACACGGTCAGCCGTGGTAATACCTTGTTCGGTCAGCTGAGCATCAGCCAGGGCGATATCATCGTATCCAGTTGGCGCAGTCGTACGCTTGACTACTTGCGAGCCTTGCAGTGCAACCGTATTGAACAGTGCCAGATTGACATCAGACGACAGCTTTTGCTTAGCTGCTTTGGCATAGTTAGCCAGCTGTAGTGGATCGCGCAAATCTTTGGCCGACATTTTGCCGTTAGCCGACTTATGAAAACCGATAGAAATCGGAATCACCATATCGGTAAAATCACCGAAGTTCGACGTTTGGTCGAAGCCATCATATGAAGCAGCGATGTTAGGCGCTGGAATCCACATCTGATCACCGGATCGTTGCATTTCAGTGTCGGACGCAGGGCGGAACTTGTTTGCAAGTTTGCCGGTAGTGAGCATGTCATCGAAGCCCATTACCATTTCTTCAAACATTACAGTTACTTCACGTGTGAATTGATTTGCCATTCTATTTCTTTCTGAATTGGTTTATGCGTTCTTGGCTTTAATCTGTCGCTTGTATGCGATCACCTTAGAGCGGTCGCCGGATTTGTCGGCTTCTTTTTCAAGAGCTGCGAGTTTAGAATCGGTTGATAGCACTGGCATGTTGCCGCGCACGGCCTTTTCTGGTGGTGGCGGGGCTTTGCGTGTGGTCACTTTCAATTCCTTTTCAAGTTCTGCAATTGCTACAGCGAATTTTATAGGGTTCTTGATTGAAGCAAGTTGCTTTGCCTTTTCGGGGCTTTTGCCGATTGCGTAGACGACTAATGCTGAGTTCTTTGTCGCTTCAAGCAGGATGCTTTGCTGAATCTCAGTTAAGACTGATTTTGCCATTTCTTCGGCGTCGTCAAAATCTTTCACTTTCAATTCAGCGCGTGCTCGCAAGTATTGAGCTTGTGAGGCTTGCCATTCTTCTTGTTGCGCTTTCTGCTCTGCTCGCGCTTTCTCTTCTTGGGCATCAAATTGGCGCTTAGCCTTTTCCCAATTGTCCCGCGCAATATCATAAGCATCTTCGTCATAATCGACAGAAGCGAGCGTTGGCTTAGGAGGCAATGCCTGCTTAACCACTTGCTCTGCTGGCGCGCTCAACCGCTTTTTATACTCGCGGTTCTCCCGTGCCAATTCCCGATTCTCTTTCCGCAGGTTTTTAACCCACGCTGGAGCTGACTCTACTTCTTGCTCTTCGGAGGTTGGAGCGTCCTCCCCGATGGTAACTACAACTTCGCCGGAATCCTCTTCGCCTTCTGATTCATTGTTGTCAGTATCAAGCGTCTCGCTTTCTTCTGATTCAAATTCCTCTTCTTGCTCATTATCTTCTTGCGAAATTACCTCGTTTTCGTCTTCCATTTATTTGGAACCCTAATCTAAACTCGCCAATTCAGGCTGGCGGATACCTTTTGCGCGATGATAGCGCTTAACTATCTTTAAAGCAAATAGATGCACGTTATTAAACGGGCATATTAGGCGCTGGCTGGGGCGCTTGCGTTTGTTGTGGTGCTGTTGCCTGCTGCAATGATTGAAGCCCCTGGGCGAGCTGTAATGCGTGCGCCTCACGGCCCTGCTCAATTGCAGCCAACTTGCTAATTGTGTCTGCTCTAACTTGCCCAACTTGAGCAAGCGATTTATCTGCCTCTGCCTGCGCTTTAGTTGCGCTGGCTTTCAAGAACTCTGCATTAGGGTCAACTTTACCGGCTGACGCTTGCTGCTCTGTTTCCAATTCTTTTTTCTCTTCTTCAGTAGGCTTAACTGCACCCATGCGCAACAGTTTGCCACGGAAGAAGTCGCGCACGTCGCCAATGCCTTCGCCTTCCATATTCATCATTGCCATGCTGGTCAATACTTGGACCGTCTCAGGGTCTTGCGTTAGCTGCATCATGCCTGTAATGGCGCGCACTGTTGCAGCACGTCGACTTACGCTTGACGGGCCAACATCGACAACAACATCGAACGATGCTTCTGTTAGGTCATTCTCAACCTTTGTTACCCCTGTGGCCTTATCGACAATCGGCTTCATTAGCTCAATTGACCCAACGTCACCGCCCGCACTAATCGTTTTCATCTTGCGGCCAGGCTCAACGCTGATTTGCTTCTTCATATCGAGCCAAATCTCGCCGCAACGCTTCACAGCCTTAGACATGTTCGACATGTAGATAAACACTTGCATATCCAAGCGATTCTGGATTAGCTCAACAGCCTTTCCGCTCATGTTCGGCTGCATCTGTTCGCCTGCCTGTTGATTGCCTAGCAGGTCTTGCAAGTCTTGCTCAGTCACTTGTAGCAGCCCAGCCAATGCAGGCGGAAGTGTTGGCGCCTTAGTATATGCAAGAGGTCCAGCTGGCATTGTCTGCCCGTTTGCGTCAGTAATCGGGTTCACGAGTAAGAATGGATACTTAGCTATGTTGTCGTCTTGCCACATCTGCGTATGGCCTGCAACCTGCTCAGCAGTGAATATAGGCTTCTCTACTGCAAACTGTGACGCAATCTCCGCAAGGGATGAGATAAGCATGTTCTTAAGGCGCTGCGGGTCTTTAGCTAGGCGAACATGCCCCATGCAGCGCTCGATGCCATCAACGTACCAGCGCTTACCGTAGAAAGGGACGATAGGGATATTCTTGCCTGCGATGATCCCGCAATCTTCCAGAATCTTGCTGCCGCTCATGATGTACTTGCGCACCTGAGTTGTCTTGATGCGCTTTTCACGTACACGACGAAAGCCAGTAGCTTGCAGCTCCGTTTCCAGGTCAGGATTATCATCTAACTCGGACTGCTTAACTCGGCGCTCATTTGGCTCATCATCATTGAGCGCAATGCCACGATAGAAATAGACCATCTCATTGGCCTCTTCCACCTTGTAATACTCAGCGATATAAACCGTATCAGTTGTCGCCCAGTCATACTCGCAACCTAAGTCTTTAGGCCAGCTTGCCGGATCGTCGTCATACTCTTCGATATAGGCGTCGCGTGTCATTCCAGACAATACCCAGCATTTCTTAGCATCGGCTTTGTCCTGGCGCTTAGCTCCTAAGTCAAAGAACACACAAGTGTCAGCATCAAAGATAGGCTCAATAGCAATGCGCTGCTGGTCATTATCGTCATCGTCGTCATCCTCATAGCAAGCACGCAAGCGCCAGGCTCCAAAGCCACCGCCTACGCCTTCCTCGAAGCCATTGTCGTATGCCTCCTGCGCGCTGCTGTCTTGTTCATCGGCGCGATACAGCCCGTCACAGGTATCAGCAAGCTTATCGTTGTCCGATCCGTCCTTACTCGTGAAGTCAACGGCGATACGGTTATTACGATACTCATTGATGATGCGAATAACAGCCAAGTGGACTTTGTTCATCTCAAAGCGCGGCTTATTCTCGAACTGGTCGCCGAGATTGCCTTCCCATTGCGCGCCTGCCACGCTGTAGAAACGTCGATCCTCCAGGCATTGCGCACGCTCATCACGAACAGCAGACCACACCATGTCAAACTCACGCAATGCAGCCTCATGAATCTTTGCGTGGCGATCAGCTTTAGAAATTGACATAGTTACGGCCTTGAGTTAGGTAATTTGCGATAGTGTATCTCTTATTGATGCCTCTTGTCATTAGCGCTTATTCCAATGCGACGTCATTGGCGCGACTGATACATGCTGCTTTTGTGCGGCAGGATAGTTTTGCACAACCTTGATGGCATCGAATAATGGATCAAGTTGATCATCATGCGCACCGCCTGGAAATGTGGAAGCTTCCGCCAAGAAATCAGATATCCAAGGGGCATCTATCGGAAGTAGAACATTGCCACTTTGGATAAATGGCGCAGCATCATGCGCTCTGGATATCTTATCGTTATTGCGCTGCACGGGCAGAACCGGAACGCCTTCACGTCGAAGCGTTTGCACTAAACCAGTACCTGATGCCTTATCTTCGACAAGCATTGCTCTTAAAACCGCGCCATTGCAGGTCATGTTCAAGTGCTTAAGCCAAAATGATCGAGCTTGCACTAACAGCTCCGGCGCCTCCCATTTTCCACGTATTTGGTCAATGAGCACAGCTTCCCCTACAGTTGATCGCCCCCAGCACTGGAATACAGAGTAATCGTTTTCCTGGCCTGTTTTCTGTGCGGTATCAGCATGAATAGTTCGCCACTCAAGTCTAGGCAATACACTGTAATACTTGAACCATTCATTCTTTAGAATGCCTCCACCTCGTGGCGCTGGTCGTTGTTGCAATTGACCAGCCGCGCCATATGATCCCAATGTTTTCTCAAGTTCCGATACTTGCGCCTCACCAAACCGTTCTGGAAACATCAACTCACCTTCTTGCGTGCGAGGATCGGACCAGCCAATAGAAGTGACACATCGGTTCTCTGGTTCAAAGCGCATCGGGATGCGTAAATGGACGTAATCCAACCCTTTTTCTAGAATAACGCCTGATACATCTTTTTCATTTAGCCGCTGCATCACAACTACAATTGCTGATTTTTCTGAGTTAATGCGGGTCGGGAGAGTTTCGGTGAATGCTATCTTGGCGGCCTCTAGTTTTGCCTCGGAATTGGCATTGTCTGCACTAATCGGATCATCAAGAATAATTCGATCACCACGCACGCCAGTCATACTGGTAAAGGAGCGCGCTTGACGACTTCCTTTATTAACATTGCCAAATTCTCGCTTGCCATCCAAATCAGCGGCCAATTGAAGCGGCCATAGTTTCTGATACCACTCTGATTTGATTAGATCGCGACATTTTCGACTATCGCGAATAGCAAGCGTCTCTTCATGCGCGGTTCCAACATAGCGCATTTCAGGCATTCCACGCGGCCCCCATTCCCAAGCTGGCCAGATAACGCCTGTAAGCAGTGATTTCATGGAGCCAGGAGGAACATTCATCAGAAGCCGGGTAATTTCCCCATTGGTCACAGCTTCTAGGTGCAGGCAAATAGCATCTAGCGCCCACCCCCACTTAAGCTGAGCGGCAGGCTCCAGGACATGCCATGCGCGTTGCGCGAATTGAGCCAAGGAACGCTTGCATAACTCACGCTCAATGTTAAGCAGATCAGTTTGACTTAATTGCATCTTTGGCGGCCAGAATTTCAGCAAGCGCAGCACTAGAAAGTCCGGAAACATCAAGCGTTTGAATCGGCCCTCCATCTGGCCCACTAACTTCGGTTTCGATTTTGTCTCGCCACTTAGCTCGCTGACGATTCTTAAGCCAAAAGATAGCCGCTGCTGTATCAGGAGCGTAAACCTTAGTAATAGGAGTCTGAATTATCGCTTGATTGACTACGCGAATATCAACCTCTGGATGCTCATACCCCATTGCACGCTGAAACAATCGATCAGCTACAGAAGCGTCTGCCTGCGCCTTCCCCTTCTTTATGGCGTCGGAAAATTCAGGATGAACATTTTTCCACTCAGCAATCGTATCAGGCGATACCTCAAACATATCGGCAATCTCAATTTCTGTGGCGCCGAGCAAACAGAACTTACGACCCATTTCGCAATACTCTGGCTTGTACTTAGTCGGCCTACCAACAATAGACTGCGCCCTTACTTCAGGCGGTAACTTCTTAGTCATCACTGCACCTCTTCGTACATACTCTCAAACGTCTCAGCCACTACAAGAGCGCGAGTGTTATCAGCATAGTTGACAAGGTAGCGCCCCACAACGCCATTGTTCTTGATGAACCAAGCAAAGTCTTCTTGCTGGCTTGTCCCATCCTCGAAGCGCAGAACGCAGCTAGTTCCTCCATTCGATTGGAGAATGCCACTTACCTCTGCGATCTTGGCAGCGGATACCACTTCTTTATTGCGATAGTTTTTCATCTTTACTCCCTTGTCTCAGCTTACGTGCTGGTTTCGTTTATGCGACGATTAAGGCTATTCTAGCATTGAGCCTACACGTTGTGCCTTATCGGGTATAGTCTGAACCACCTTAAAAACTGTAGGCTCAACTACTTTCATATTCCGGCCTGTCTTTACACTCTTGCCATTAATCACCATATGCCCACGGGCACTCTTACCAAATCCTTCAAACGTCAATGAAACTCCCTGCTTAATCTCTTCCATTTTTATCTCCTTTAGGGCGAATAAACAAACCGCCTGCCTAATTAAAGACAGGCGGCTATCTAAACAGGGATACGACTACCTCGGCGAACTATGCTGCTCTAGCCAGGCTCCCTATTGCGTTATCAGCTTCCCACGTATGCCCCGGCTGTCAGGGCTGGAGATATCACCGAAGTGACCCGGACGTGGCCGGTTGAGCCTAGCACTACTCTTTGCTTACTTCAGTTCTTCTACTACCTCAAAGGAAAATCCTAATGGCTCACCTTTTGTAAATTTCATAAATATTTCTGTCTTTTCTTTCTGCAACAACTCAATCGCCCAATCAATAGCCTCAATTGCTGCGCCTGCTTGCGAACTTGGATCTGCAATATCAAAATTATTGATTGAGATAAAATCTTCTGTAACTACAACGTCGCCCGCATTGACTATCATATAAATCTCCATTCATCGGTCATGAATCTTAATCGCAAGGGGCTGGATTCGAACCAGCGTTTGCGGCTTATTCCCCGAAGGTACTAGACCACTATCCTAGGCCACTAGATGACCCTTGCAAAACTAGCGACTACTCGCGCAAGTACGTACGCCCCCTGGCATTCGTCATATTGGCTTTCCTCGTATATCTTGTGGTGGCCGGTGCTGAACTCCGGCTTGCTGGGTGGCACTCATCCAGCGCTTGTGCAGGTTCCCTTGTCGCGCCACCGAAGGGCGCTGCTGCTCATACCACCTATGTCAGGCCTATTGGGCCGCGCCCCGATCCCGCAACCTGATCCATCCTGCTGCGCATCAGCCTGCGCATTCACCACACATCATCAGGCTGGACGCTACTCCAACTAGGATCGCTTGACCGAGAGCCTATTTCTATCGGAAGGTATTTCAAGACAACTACCCGATAGGCACTGTGCTTCTGATGATGTGTGCCGCCTCTTGCGAGCGATTAGACCGCTAAATTAAACGGTCTTTATTTGCAACAATACTCCAAATAAGCCTATGCGAGACATTGTATATCTTAGCCAAAGCTCGTGTACCAAAATCTTGACTACCCTTTATGTACTTGCTTCTAATTTCACTCACTACAATGTCGCTTAACTTAGCAGTTGCCGAATCTTCACCTTTTGGGTGCCTACCTTTACTAACTTTGTCATTAGTATTTTCTTGACTTGATCCGCAAAATAAATGATCGGGATTTACGCAACTCGGATTGTCACACTTATGACAAATATACATGCCTACAGGGATATCGCCTATGTAATAGCTATAAGAATAACGATGCGCCGTATATCCCGCATTACTCCGAAAACTTCCATAACCCCCTCCCGATTTTTTCCCAACCCATTCCCAGCATCCAGGAGTAACTCTTACTTTGGCATTGAAATCATTTATATCGTTTTTACGCATTTCGACTCCTGATGTTATGGGGTCGACTCCTTTCGGAGACTGCGCCTCACGGCGTTAGTTAAACAGCTCTTAACGCTAGTCAATCGCGCTTCAAATCAGACTTAACTATAACACAGATTACAGAAAATACTCATGATAAATCGCTGTAATTCGCTCGATTGCGAGGTCGGGTAAAACTGTCGTATCCCACCTTGGCCCTGTCGCCTGAACCCACTGTGGAATGTCACGCAAATCAACATGATCGACGCCATCTGCCCGCGTCAACGTCGTGATTGCCTGGAGCTTCTGCCCTATGCTTAGCTGTCTCATAGCTTATCCACTGCGGTAAGGGCTTTATACGCGCGACTTTTTTCCAGTGACGACTGATTTGAAACTACATGAATGTACCCTAGCGCATTTTTCAGAATCAGTGCCGCCTCTACCAGCTTCACCCATTCCCCCTTAGATATCAGCACACCGTTATCTAAGTCTTTCTTGAATTGCTCGATCTGCATATCATCCTCTTTATCGTTGAATACATTTCCATCGGCTGCACTGGCTTAGTGTGTGCCTGGATTAGACATCCTAGCAAATTCTTTATGCAAATTTATAGCTGCTTTGTTATATGCATTTGAAGCCTCTTCTATTGTCCTAAAATCTCCTAATGCATAAACTTTTCTTTCAAACACTATCTTTGCTCTATATTTATTTCTTTTTTCTATCCATTGAACTCCCTTTACTCCAGTTTTACTATTTTTTTGTAGTTTTTTATTTCTTGCATTTTCAAATACGTCAGCTTCCCTTAAGTTTGAAAGCCTATTATCAAAACAGTCTCCATTTATATGGTCAATTAGATTTTTAGGCCAAACCCCATAACTAATAGCCCATGCAACTCTATGCGCTTGAAAGGCTATCCCTTCAACTTGAAGCCTAATACTTCTCCTACACTTAGCGCCTGCAATATCACCATTTTTTTTATTTGATTTATTCTTTGCTTTTATGTAAGTAAAAATACCAGTAGATGCGTCATACGAAAAATGTTCTTTTATTACCGAAATAATTTCTATGCTTTCTTTCGAACTAATCATGCTACAGCCTCCATCGTATAAACGTTACCTTCCTTAACGCGCCGCTGTACCGTCCGTAGCGCTTCCGTTACTGCATACTTGGTTGCGACTTGCATCTGTTGGTCGTGCAAAGCCAGGGCCGTCTTAACGTCTTGGATAGCATCACCATCGAGCCGGAATGTTCCTGTACGTATGCTTCTGATTTTTGCGCGAAACAGTCCATCTAATGCCCGAACAAACTCATCCTCGCAGTTCTCGCCAATTCCCATTTCAGCCAGAGCTGTAGCGATGTTGATCGAGCAAACTACGCAAGACCAGCTTTCTTCATCAGCAGCGCCATACAGCAGCCCATCAAGCGACAAGTGATAGGCTAGGCCTAAGTCTGCAAGCTGCTCTTTTGTCAGTGGCGAATTATCCTCGTGACGTATCTGCAAGCGCACTAGCGCATGAAGCCCTCCGCCTGGAAGTGCTGGTTTAGGCGTGTATTTCTTGTTACGCGGCTTCTTCATGCTTGGCCCCGGCGTTGATTCTCAAATGCTTTCCACTTTACCCGGCGCTCTTGGTCTGCCTTTTCACGCAATGCCATTTGTTGTTTCTGATATGCGCACTCTTCAATCATTTCAGCCAGTCGCATTTCATGCTGCCGCTTTGCCTCAAGCACAAGTACGATGACCAGCACTACAACGATGCACAGTACCATTAGCAGCATGGCGGCTGGCGAGTACGTAAGTTCTGGATAGTGATTCATATTTCCCCCTGTAATTTAAGTTCTTTGTACCAGCGCGCTTGATAGAACGCTGCTACGCTTAGTTTATGTTTGCGTGCAATTTCACCTATGTTTGGCCGTACTCCCATTTTTAGCCAAGCCTTAAACTCTTTCTCAGCTTTTGCCATCTTTACCGTTTGCTTCATCCCCATTTTTACTACCTTTCAAAAGTGATTCAAATTCTTGCATTGTTTCTTCTGACATATAAACCGTTGTATTGCACTCGTGCGGTTCCCACTCAAAATTCTTAAACTCTTCTGGCGCTGGCCTTGATGGCCGATTGATTACTAGAGGTTGTCTTGGTAGCGTGAAAGCCTTGTAAAGCCACCACACCGCCAAGGCGCCGAGAACTGCAAAGACTATGGTTAGTGCCATCTTGTTTTTGTCTCCGTTGTGTTGTTTGCTTCGATAGCTAGAACTATAGCAAGCGTTTTAAACAAATACAAGAATTCATTTAATTATTTTCGCTTGATCTGTTGCAGCCACGCTACCCGCTTGGCCACTCCTTCCTCTGGCGCCTGGCTGAACTTGTCGCACGCCCGTTCTGAGCGCAGGAACATGCTGTAACGCTCTAAGGCGTCACAGTAGCCATGTTCGTGCGCCGCTTGCTGACGCGTCACCTTGCGCAGGTTGAGCGCCTGGCATTCAAGGCATTTCATGCATCAGCCTCAATCCTCTTAAACTCGACTACCCACACCCATGGATTGACGCCCCAGCTACCGGCGCCATTGATTGATTCCCACAGCGACTGAAACGCGACTATCGGCGAAGCGCCTACCGGTGTGGCGTGACGCGCATCGGTGGTATCAATATAGAATCCTCCGGCGCGGTCAGCTTGCACGCCCTCGGCGCGCGCATCGGCCTCGCTGATATCGTTCAGCCGTTCGACGCGAACCGAAACGATTTCTAGCAGGATGCGGCTGGCCCAGCGCGGCATGTGGATGCTAGGGCGCCAGCCTTGGCAGAGGTTGTCGTCACCGTCCACATATTCCGGCATCGGGCCGCCATCTGCCTTGTAGACGCAATATTTAGCGGAATGGGGGTCAGCAGGCTTATCGGTGAAGTCGCCATCCCACAGCGGCCCCTGAAACGTCTCGCGCACCCACAGGCGGTCGCCAGGCTGGCCGTAGGGGCAGTGAATAACCGCGCCACCATAAGCCCAGCAAACCGACATTGGATTGCCATGCAAATCTTTTGTGCACGCGCCCATGCTCGGATCTAACTGTTTGACGATACGGCGCGTCTGCGTCTTCTGACCTGCCAGGATGGCGCGAATCATGGCGGCGTTGAAAAGGATTGGGCGTTCTTTCATTTTTTATCTCTCTATTGTTTGGTTAAATTTAAGTTGAGCGCCTGACAGTCGATGCACTTCATGGAAAACCTTTGCTCTTTCGTTGACCTCCTTGGTCACGGCTTTCTTGCATCCTCTCCCAACGATATGGCAAATCTTCAAAACGAGTTTGCGAACCAACGTACTTCATCCCGATAGTTCCTGGCTCACCTTGACGCTGCTTAACCGATTGCACTTCACAAATATCTGTATGTTCATTGCGTGGCAATTTTCTTGCCACATCATCACGGTACAGAAAAATTATGTTAGCTGCATCCTGTTCAATGCTTCCTGATACGGCCAAATCAGACATAATTGGCCTTTGATCCGACCGCTTCTCGCACTCACGGTTTAGCTGGCACAAGAGGATGACAGCTGCATCAAGCTCTTTAGCTAAGGCTATACATGCCCTTGTGTACTGCCCCGTTGTTTCCCATGACTTGTCGCCAACACCACCAGTTATAAAACTCAACTGGTCAATTACAACCAAATCTAGCCCACTTTGCCTTTTCACCTTCCGGCACTTAGCGCGAATTTCAATCATGTTCAGACCAGTTTGATCGTCAACGTAAAGCTTTAGCTCTTGAGTTTTCTTAATCGCCACCGTCAAATTGTTCCAGTATTCAGTATTCATGTTTCCCGGATGATTGTCCTCGCTAGGATTCTTAAGCCATCCCAGTGGAATCTTGCCAAGTGCAGCAACATTTCGATCTGTAACCTGCCTCGCCGCCATTTCCATAGAAAGAAATAACGCAGTACCATCTTCTGCCACGTTACGAGCAACCCCTAAGCCAAACGCAGTTTTCCCCATTCCTGGCCGCGCTGCCACTACGGTCAAAGTTCCTCGCTCTAAACCCCCACCAAGCATTTCGTCCAGATGCAGATGGCCAGTACTGATAGGCTTTTGTCCGCCTTCCATGCGGCTTGTAAGCAAATCAATGTAATCGCTCATCATGTCGCTCACCATGACTGGATCGGTTGCTGTTTTTCGGTGGGCTATCTGCTCAAGCTTAGAAGCCATTAAATCGACGCATACGGCCACCGGCTGATGAGATGAGGCAAGCTCACCCATTTCTACAGATAAAGCCGCCAGCGCCCGTTTAGATGCCTTCTCAACGATGATATCGGCGTGCTTACGAATGTTGGCGGCACTAACGGCAGAACTCTGCATTTGGACCATGTACGGCAGACAATCAACCACCTGATCTTTCAGCCTCTCAAAAATCGTAATAGCGTCAGCTCTCTGGTTTAACCCAATCTGCCTCGCAATCTCAGCGAACATCAAACGATGGTCATGCCTGAAAAAATGACTTGGCTCAAGCTCAGAGCAGCGGTCAAGTGCATCGTTTTGAAGAAGCAAGGAGCCAATCACAGCCTGTTCTGCCCGCACTGTTACTTCGTTGTCGTCGTATTCAATCATGCTGCTTCCTTGTGGTTTTTATCAGCCTGCTGGCCTACCGTTGTCAAAAGATACTTACCTTCGCTATCGCAATACCACAGCTTGAACCAGTTCCCTTGCACAGACTTTCTAAAAACTGTCGTCCAGGCTTTGTATCGCTTTGCATCTGGCAACGTGTAGCGTTCGCGGAACTCTAGCCACTGCAACCGTAAGAACTCGTCAGGCAATCCAATCTTTGCGGCATAGTCAAAAACTGGATCAGTTTCAGGTATCGACTTCACCGAAGCTGCTTTGCACTCGTCGAGATATGTGCGAAGGCTGATTGCTGAACTTTTCTTGCTGACCTTGCCCCCGTCAGGGGGTATGGGGGTAGTTAACTCTTTATCTTTATCTTTATCTTTATCTGGAGTTTGTTTGCGTTCGGAGTGCGTTCGGTCGCGTTCGCTATGCGTTTTATCCCCTGTTTTCTTGCTTTCTCGCCAAGCTTTTGCCCTTGCTGCTGATCCATCCTCCCGTTCTACCTGTCTTTTATCCCATCCACTGATCCGATCTTCATCAAGTACCCTACCTTGCATCGCACTCATGATTTGTTCGATTTGTTCGCTTTCCATGTCAAGTGCGCTCGCTATGTCTTCGATTGACGCACTTTGCGTTCGTCCGCGTTCGGTTGCGTTCGATGCCGCAACAAGCAAATGTATGTACACAGCAATTACAGCCGTAATAGGCTGCTTTGATACCCTAGCAACCGTGCGCCACTTTGGATCATTTGGCATGTCATGCCATAGCCTTAACCATTGAATAGCCATGATTAGATTCCGCAATGTTTAGCAATTCGTGCCATTGCAACTTGGTACTGTTCTGGTGTTGCGCCCAGATTCTTTTGTTTCCAAGCCGCTTTCAGAAATTCATAGTGTTGGTAATTTGCATTCATTTGCTTTCCTTAAGACGAAAAAAAAGCGTTTAATGCACCGTCCTTTTTCAAGGTTGGCGGAACCGGTCCATGACCGGCCACGATGCATTAAACGCTTCCATGGATTTAGTTGCCCGCCAAGGCAGACTCTACTGTACCAAGATTTTGGCGTAGCGCAAACGATTTGTTGAAAAAGTTTGGCTTGGACGTAAAAAAGCCACCCGAAGGTGGCTGAGACTACATGAACAGCGCGGCAAAGAATCCATGCCCCTTCTTTCGTAGCTTGACCATGCGATATGATCGTGCATGTATCTCACTGCGCCTGCCAGGGTGCTTCTTGTGATAGCGCGCTTGGCTTTCCTTTGGCGTGCGTGGAGCCAGCTTAGGAGCGTCTACGCCAGGGCCAAGCACATAGACTGGCTGCATACTACCCATGCTCTTTGCGCGGCGCCAACGGGCTATGTGAATGTTCTGCTCAGCACGTAGCACTCCTATCCATTTTGTAATAGTCGGGTCGCTGATGCCGGTACTCTTGGCTATCTCTTGGCGCGTAGCTGGTAGCGCGGCGATGAATTTGTCTCGCAAACTTGGGCGGCCTGTTCTCATACTTCCTCCGTAATGATTGGTAGCTGGCGTGGATCGGTTGGCACAGCTACATAGATATGTGTTTTGTCTGATTCAGCGTCGCGTGCCTCACAGTCAGGAAATCCAGCACGCCGCGCTGAGTGCCCGGCTTGAACACAGACTTTTGCGCGTTGACCTTTAAAGATGCACCCGGCACAAGCACGCTCTGGATTCTTTTCATTGCGATCAATCCAGATTTGAGCCAAGACAGCGCGGTATTGCATAGATGCTGGATCAAGTGGGGGCGCTTGGCCGACTAGATCGGAAATAGGCAGCATCTTCATAACTAAAGCACTACGCCTAGTTCATCACTCAAATACTTGCGCATTTCCTCTATAGCGCCAGCATCATCGCCAAGCTTTAGACGGTAGTAGACCCTATGCAGTGGATGAACTTCTTCGCTATTGAGAGGCGGTACGATGCAAGGTATAGGGCTGGCACAATCATCTAAATGATCTTGCTTTCCAATATCTCTCTTTCCAATCTCTTCTAGCAAATCTAACGTATCAAAATCTTCAAGACTTACATTGACTTCAACATATCTATCAATATGAACTTCTACGGTAGGCATGATTGTTCCTTTTTCAATTGTTTAACTTTGATGGAATATTCTGCGATCATGGCAAGCAAGCCTTCGCGAGTCCATTTGATTACTGCGTGGTTATTCTCCAGCGCTTCCACACGCTCTAGGCCGATGCGCTTAATTAATCCGCCTCGATAGTCTGTGTGGCCGTACTTGTTGCAATCCTTTAGGCCGCGATGCACGTTGTCCTCGTTGAATCGAAGATGGTCATGCGCGCCGCGCCCCTTCCAGTGACAGGCATCCCATTGGCCGCCGGTTAGGCTTGCATCGCCTTTAGGCCACTTGCCACAGCAGATGCACGGATAACCGCCGATTTCGTCGCGAAGCCTGATATACAGGTTAAAAACGGTCTGAAGACGGAATTTAAGCTGGGGGATAGTTTCGTATTCGGCTAACTTCTTTTTCGTCTCTGCGCGCTCCTGACGCTGCGCCTTTGCCTTTTGCTTAGCAGCTAGCGCCATACCAAGCTCGGCGCCACAGTCATCGCTGCAATGCTTCAGCCAGGGGGGGTCAGCAACGAATTTAGTCTTGCACCAGCCGCAGCGCGTTTGCCGTGGTCCAGCTTCCGGCTTTGGCTCGACTGGCTTAAACTGTGTTCTCTTCATGGGCGAGCGGATCATGCTGCAATATCCTGTTCTGCAAGTTCACAGAAAATGCCGCATTGGATTTCTGGCTCAGTGGGATAATCTCCTGTCTCTGGACGTAATTGCGATAGGAATATTCTCTCCCCATCTTGCTTAACAAGCTTAGTTCCAATTTTTTCGCTTAATTGAGCCATATGAGTAAAAACAAGAGGAAAATCTACCCGTATTTTATTCCAATAGCCAGCACCAGCCTTCACGCATCCAATGCAATTATTATTACGATATCCAAGTTTGTACATGAAAGGCAATTCTATTCCTGCTCGCTCTACAAGAGCTAAACAATCAGAATGTTGTAATCCTTTTTCGATTAAAATAGGCCAAAGTTTTACGTGAGAATTGCCATCAATAAAACCATCTACTCTATCCTGTTCTTCTGCTGTATACCCAAATACTTGAATGTCTGAATCGCATTCAAAATTTTGGCGCAATTCTTTTTTCAAATATTTAGTACATGGCGCACCAGCTATGCCAGAAATATATTTTCTTTGACGAAAAGTCTCATAAATTGAACCATTATATTTTTCGTTCATTAGGTCAACTATAGGCTGACCAAACCATTTGGAACACTCTTTGGCAAAACGATCATTGTCTGGATGCTCCTCGCGAACAATGCAGCGAACAACTACTAACGGTTGTGGATTTGCGCTTTTTGAATTTTGCTCAATAGCTAACTTTGTGGCAACTGCTGATGCTGCCCCGCATGAAAACCAACATACGATTCTGCTCATACTGCCCCCTTTGCTGGTCCAAAAATATAGTTTTCCATCTCGCAGCGGAACGCGGGGCGCATTGGCTCGGGCCGGAAATGATCGTTATTATCGCCATGATGAACGAAGCGGCGCCCTTCCTTTAGCGCGTTAGCTTTGCGCACCTCTGATAGACTAGGACGAGGCTTTCCGGTACGTACAGGCTTGCCGCGCTGGCGATCTTGGTCTAGCAGCATTTCGGCAATAGCATCTTCGTCGCCAATCTCATACAGCTTAAGACCGAACTTATTGCGCCCCTCGTTCTCTCGTACAGCGCCATATTCAATTGCCGTTCGCAGGTACTTGCGCACACTCGACTCGCTTAAGTTAAACATGAGACCAATTTCGCCAACGTCCAGCATTCCCAGACGTAACGAGTCCAGCAGAGTAAGCATGTTCTTTTGGCCGCGCTTCATGTTGCTAATTGCGACAGCAGGTCGGTTTGCTTCGGTTTTCGTTTCCATGATTACCTTTCGGTTAAGTTGACGTTGTTTTGTGCGCAGAAAGCTATGCAGTAATCGATCAAGCTTGCCATGCGCGCCTTGCTCATTGATGCAGACGATTCGCGGATATTCAAAAGCTCACCCTCCAAGCCGGGCACAATCTCAGTCGGACGATTGGTGGCAATGCTATGCCCGCTGATTAAGAGAAACTTCCAGGCATCCAGGCTGCGCTTGCTGCCTGCCCACGCCAACTGTTTAGCCAGATCGCCACAGATTGCGTGAAACTTGGCCGATTGCTCTAAATTACGTGTCGGCTCGGAGAATACGCAAGCCCAGCCATCAGGAGCGTCGTTAAGCGCGTAATCGGCCACTCGGCGGCGTATGTCTGCGTTAAGCAGTACAAACGGCCTCTTGGTGCTCATACAGCCTCCGCTGCGCACATTTTGCACATGTAGCGCTTAATCCGGCTTGGTGACTTCATCAGTTTCCGGCCTAGTATTTCTGAGTACTTGCCGCACTGGCCGCATGTGAATGTCGCGTTGCTGTTGGTCATGCGTGCTGTGGCGGCTCGGTATTCTCCGATCCGATCGTATAGGGCGCGGCTAGTCATGAGGGTTCTCCGCCAGGCCTTTGTACTCGATTTTTGCTGCTTTTGGCAATTTGGCTTTTTTACCCGCGAAATAGTTCTTAGTTGATTGACTATCAAGTTTATAGTAAATGTCAGACCAAAATTTTCCATTCCACCAACGAAGATGACATTCAAAACGCGTGGAAGAAGCAATGTATTCACCAACATGCACCGGGTTGCCACTCAGCCATGGCGTTAATTTAGGCTTGCTCATTTTTTTGCCCCTGTAAGTTGACGTATTTTTGCTACCTTTATCCCGAACCGTTCATGAACTGCCAGGATCATCATGGGACCAAAGTTAAGCATGCCACTACGAACCTTGCTGAGAACTGGCGGAAAGATTCCAAGTTCGCGGCATAAATGAGCGTCATTCTTTAATTCGTTATCTTTTTTCAGTTCGTCTAAAAATGAATTGATAGCTGCTAATGATTTATCTTGCATGGCGTTCCTTTTGGTCAGTTGTGAGTTGATTACTACAGGACAAAGTGTAATCTACAAATTTCCGTTTGTCTAGAAAAATTTGATGCAAAAAGAACTTGCATAAGTTGGCAAAGTTCTCTATAGTTCATCTCAAGCGCTGCACACCGCAGCCACAAACGGAGAGCAACATGAGCACACAAGAGTTGATAGTAGAAGCACTGAAAGCAGGCCAAGCAACGCTTACAGAGCTGCGCAAGAAAGTGTTTGATGCAGCAGGATACGCAGCGTCATCGCAGCTGGAGCCAGCCTTATATGCGCTGATGTGGAATGGCGTAGCAGTGGCAGACCGTGGCATTTACAAGATGGCGGCAGCATGATAAAGATGATTCTCCCTGCGATCCTGGCGCTGTCTATGCTGTTCGGCACAACCTACCTAATCATCACAACAGTCGGCCCGTACTTGTGCGTGGTCCAGAAATGAGCAAGAAAGAGCGCGATTTCGGAGTAATACGGCTCGCACAACTAGCACTAGCGGCATTTCCTGCTGCTGTAATCTTGGCGCTGTACGGGCCTAAACTTTGAGGATGACATGACCACTAACCAACCTGCACTACACCTTGCAACGCTTGCAGTAATCGCCCTGATTGTGGGCATCATCGAGAAAGGCGGATTAGTATGAGACAGCATCAATTTTTCTTAATTTGCTCTATTGTTTTCTCTTCTAAAAATTCTAGCGCTTTAATGTGTGATGTTATGGCAGCAATTTTTTTATTGGTAGGTATTATTTCATTTTTTCATTCAGGAAAGGGAAAAGAATGATCTACGAAGAACTAAAGAAACAAGCCGAACAGTGCGTGAAGGATGGCAAGACTATGTTAGTGGTCAAGCCTGAGATTATTGTGCAGCTGCTAAGTGAACGTGTTTGCTTAAATTGCAATGGCAGCGGCCATAACCCTGGCAGTGAATACTTGGATTGCGTGAAGTGCGATTCAGCAAACCAACGTGCAACGCTAGAAAAATTTTGCAATGGCTTATCTGGTTACCAAGATCCAGATGATTCCTGGGCTATCCATCAGCGCGCCTATGCAATGGGCGTGGCAGAGATGAGAGAGGAATTGGCAGAAAAGGAAGATGAGTTGCGTAGAGCAGATTCGCGAGCCATCACACGCCTTCAGCACGTTCAAGAGTATATTGCCGGAATTATCGCAAGGGAAAATATCGCATGAGCCGCTATCCATCATGGGCAGCAGACGTAGGCGATACAGGCTTTCTGCGTGCTGAGTGCGAGCGTGAGCGCCAAGCCGAACAAAGCAGCGATCTCTACACAAAACTGTTCAATGAAGCTGACGCCAGGCGCCGCGCTGAGTGGATTGCAGACGGCAGCGACATCGAACAGTACCAGCTGAACGGAATGGCGATTCATGAGGAAGTGAGTAAGATCATGGACGAAATGGAACGCGATTACGAAGAATAGCGCTTGCGTTGAGCGTGGATTAGTGTAATATGAATGTGTCGGCTTGGAATCCGATAACAATTTTAGCAAGGCTTCACATACACTCTGGCGGTGCTAAACCGTTATTCCAATATCCTTCGGGATAAGAGTGTAGGTGAAGCCTTTTTTTATGGAAAAATGAAATGAGCAACTTAGTACCCTTCAAAGAACTTGAGAGCATGGCAAGTTATATCGTCCGTTCGCGTCTCTTCGGGGCAAAAGACGAATCACAAGCCATGTCCCTGATGCTTATTGCGCAGGCAGAAGGATGCCACCCAATGACAGCAGTGCAGGATTTCGACATCGTGCAAGGCCGTCCAGCGCGCAAAACACACTCGATCCTTGCCAGGTTCCAGGCAGCTGGCGGATCAGTTGCATGGGAAGTCATCAATGCTACTAAAGCGGTTGGAACATTCACGCACAAACAGGGCGGATCGCTTCGAGTTGAATGGACGTTTGAGCAGGCAAAGAAAGCAGGACTTACAGGCAAAGACAACTGGAAGAATTACCCGCAAGCGATGCTGCGTGCACGGGCAATTGCTGAAGGCGTTCGTGCGGTCTACCCTGGCGCCATTGGTGGCATGTTGACCGTAGAAGAAGCGCAAGATATGGTTCCAGCGGCTCCCGCTAAACATATGGGTGCCGCCGAGGTTGTTTCGGCTGAGCCAGATGCAGAACTGCTGGAAAGAGCAGACCAAGCAGCACGCAAGGGACTTGCTGAGTATCAAAAGTTCTTTGCCGAAGCAGGGAAAGAAGGTCGCGCATCGCTTGCTTCGTATCACGACGCCTTTAAGCAGGTGGCAGTAGATGTTGACGCTAACCGCACAGTTGACAATGTAATTGATTCAGACTTTGTGGCGGCCCCTGATGCAGGCGAGCAGGCATGATCTACATTGAGGCTCAACAGGGAAGCCCTGAGTGGCACGCAGCGCGCTGTGGCGTCATTACAGCCAGCAAGTTTCGTGACGCTTCAACGATGACCGCTAAAGGCCTGTCTACGTCAAAGCGCGATCTATACGCCGCGCAAGTGGCAATTGAACGTATCAGCAAAGAGCCATGCGGCGAAGTATTTAATTCCTGGCAAATGAAGCGAGGCCAAGAAATTGAGCCAGATGCGCGATTTGCTTATGAGGTCGAAACGGGCCTTGTGGCTACCGAGTCAGGCGTGGTTTTGACCGACGACAAACTTTTCGGATACAGCACGGATGGATTTGTAGGCGATGACGGCATGATCGAGATTAAAAGCCTTGTCGGTGCCGAGATTGTTATCGATATGTGGAATACGCAAGACATGAGTGAATACATGCACCAGATGCAAGGCGGCATGTGGATCACGGGCAGGAAATGGTGTGACTTCGTTATGTTTTGCCCGCAGCTGGCTAACGTAGGCAAGTCATTGTTCTGTCGCCGCGTAGAGCGCGACGATGCCTTTATTGATGCAATGGTTGAATCTCTCGCAGTCTTTGAGGCGCTTGTATCGCGCAACGAAGCCGTACTTCGCAAATAACAACAACGCGCTAGCCCTGCTGGCGCATAAGGAGCAATGATGCAACTAACACGATATTCCGCCACGTACGAAAGTAATTTCGACGGCGACTGCCTTGCCGATATTAACGAAAATGAAGATGGCGATTTTGTATTTTACGAAGACGTCGCCGCGCTTGAAGCCGAGATCGCCGAGCTACGCGCAAAGTTGTCCGATCGTGTCCCGACTAGGCCAACCGATATTTCTGATTCTCTTCGTGAATACGCGGGCAATCCAGGTTATAGCCATAGCGACTACGCCGACACCATGCGCCGCGCGGCTGACGAGTGCGAGCGCTTCTACGGCGGCATGATGAATTGGAAGCGCACAGCAGATCAAAAGGATAGCGAAATCAACGAGCTACGCGCAAAGCTTGCCGCTGCCGAAGCGCGCACGGTGCTGACCGATGAGCAGATTATGTACGCTACATGCGACCTGCGCCTGACGGATTACGAAATGTTGATTGAATACAATATTGCTATAGCCCGCGCCATCCTTGCCGCCAGCGCTGCGCCAGCAGCAATGCCGTCATCGTTGAGAGCCTACATTTTCAACGCCATAGACGGACAGGCTAAAAATCCCAGAACTAAAAGTGCTTGGGAGAATATCCGTAAGCAATTTGAGGATTTCTTGAGCGCAGCGCCAGCAGCGCAAGCAGATGACATGCACACGTTTGCCAATATTGCTGGCGAAATATCCATCGGGGCGCAACCATACTTTGAACCGCTTCTTTCAAGTGCGGCATGGGATACAGAATATGGCGACGGCGTGCCGTCCGAATCCCTGGAAAACTTCATCAACGTTTTTGCCAGCAAGGCGATGGAGTACGCCCTGGTTATTGGCCGCGCCCTGCCGCCCGCAATATTAGAAGTGAACGGCAGCCTGCCTACCATTGAACAGGTTTGGAACAATGCAATGCAACAAGCAAATGCCGCCCGCGCGGCCGAAGGAAAATGATGGATACCAAACTGAAAATTGCAGTTGATGCGCTGAAAGCAATTCAAGCGGATAACAAATACGCTCGTTCAGTATCAAGCGTTGCCCTTGCCGCCATCGACGCCGAGCAACCGGCGCAGGGGCTGGATGAGCGGGCAAGCTTTGAGGCGTGGGCAGCACAAGACGGAGAAAACCAATTTGACGGCCATCAAGCACCTGGGGGCTGGTATTACCAAAACGATGAAGTTAATGATATGTGGTTCGGCTGGCAAGCCCGCGCCGCACTTGGCGCCAAGCAGCCGGAAGGCGAGGCCGCGCCGAAACCCGTTGCAGCGGCAATTAGCTACTGGGATGGGCCGACGACATCCAACGGAGCACCGCTGGAAGATGGCTTGTCGCCAAATGGGTGGGGCGAGTATGAGCCAACTACATTGAAGCACGGTGAGGCCATCGCAGAACGCGGCGATAAGGACAAGCGCGTTAAGTGGTTGTACGACCTGCCTAATGCTAGTCTAACTACCGCCGCGCCCGAATCCCTACCAGCGCCGCAAGCCGTGGAAGCGCTGGGAAGCATTGATACGCAGGAGTTCGTCGCCCTAATGCGGGCCTGGCGTGATGCTCGTTCAGGTTGGGCACCGCGCCAGGATGTCATTGACCACATCGACGCCAGCCGCCGCGAAGCCTGGGAAGCGGGCCGGGCGTATGGCATTCTACAATCTAAGGAGAAGAAATGAGCGAAATTTTTGAAACTGCTTTGGCAGGAATAATATTCGCAGTTGCGGCTATATTATGTTTAATTCTTTGCGGACTAGCAATATGGGCAGGAGCTACAATTACTTTTTGGGGTCGCTGCCATGAAGTGCATAAGCTTACGAGGAAAGAAACTTACGTATCCCCATTTCTCGGTTGTTTAGTAAGAGAAAATGGGGCATGGATTGAGCAGAAGCCTTAACGACAAATAAGCACGCCGCGCTCATCCTTGGCACAGCCTGTACGGCCTGCCTTTGTGTACGCGGCCATATAGTCGACTTCCATCTTGCGCGGGAAGCTTTGATTGCTAGGCGTAACGAATCCTACCCAGTCACCGCCTACCGCCAAATTTGCCATCATGTAGAAATCTTTGTCTGCTCCTTCGCGCGTAGCTACTTGGCCGATTGCTACGCGGTCAAAGTAAAACACGACACGATCTGGCAATAAAAGCGCGCTGTATGTATGGAACTTCCCGTCTTTTGCTACTGGCGACGTGCAACCTGTAGACAAGCGATCACCGTCAACGAGCCAATGCGTTGTATAAGCAATCTTGCCTTCATAATCCCGATTGGCTGGCGCTTCCATAATGTCAATCTCCGGCAACGATGTGCGATCAGTTGGAAGCAACCAAAACGCCGGTAGCAGGTTAGAGCCTAGAGGAACCTTTGCGCTAATCTCAAAGTAACCGTACTGCTGCGCGTATAGCTCATGCGATGACAGCAAACCAGACGTGAATGGATAGCCCCATACGCTGCTGTACAGAGCTTCTGGCGTGCGCTCCGCCGTAATGGTAAGCACTCCATCGGCCACATTAAAAGGATTGAATCCTAGCGGTGCTCTTGTCGATCCTTTGAATGATGGATCGGTATAGATTTGCTGCTCATGCGAGACAGTTTGAGCGCGCTTGTTTTCCCACGTAGAGCCGGTAAAGATTGTGCCGTTATGACCGCCATCTAAATGCGGCGCCCAACGTCCTGGCGCACCGTCACCGTTAGCCAGGGCAGGCATACTATCGAAGTTCTCAACAAACGTTTGATGCACCAACTCAAAGCGACGCTCTTTTTCATCATCCCATAGTGCTACCGCTTTGCATGTGGCGCTAGGGGCTTCGTATGGAACGTACAGGATCGCGTTAGGCGCTGGAGAGCGCCTTGGAGGCTCATAGTAGTTCGGGCCTGCTACAGCGTTTCCAGCAATTAGAAGTAGTGCGAGTAATTTTTTAATCATTATTTAGATTCCGTATTCATTTGAGCGATTATGGAGGTCTTCTGTTCTGATCCCTTGGTAGTACCAAAGTAATAGCCAATGACGCTAACCCATGTTGAGCCAAGCGCGCCAAGCATGATGTTTAGGATGTCTCGATTTTCAGATGGGATAATCTTAAACATCATAGCGATCAACATGCCAAAGAACCCAGCCGTAACAAGGTAAGACAAAATCTTCGGTGTTCGGTCTTTTACCTGTATTTCACGGTTGCGGGCCGAGTCTCGATCTTCATTGCTCAGCTTTGCCATTGTTTCCATGTTTTCAAAGCCGAGCGCTTGCATTTTTGTAGCAAACTCATTATCCGCCTGCTTGAGTGCCAACATTTGTTCTGGCGTTGCGCCACTCAATGCCGTTTTAATTGCCGCTTCGGTCTTGTCGGACAGCCCTAGTGCGTCAGCAGCAGCAGTTATAGCCATCCCGCCTAGAGGCCCGCCAAGTGCCGTTCCTATCCATGGGCTAACCGTAGCAAGTACGCTTTTCCAATCCATTACAGCACCCTTCCTAAAAGCCAGCCATAGATAAATGTGCGATTTTGAGGACGCTCCTCCGTAATCTCGATATACCGCGCAGCTTGTAGACCATTGAGAGCGCGCAAGATAACTTTTTCGCCATTAGCGCCTCGAAACTTTAAGAAAGCCACGAGCGCGGCAAGCGTCGCAGGGCCAATGTCGCCATCTGCTTTTAAGTCTGCATACAGCTTTCCATTTTGATTCATCAAAGTAAGAATTCGTTGTAGCCAGGGCGTAGGGATTCCCGGCCCCATGTTGACAGCAGTATCAACGAGTTCCGCCGCAATAGCAGGGGAAATAGCGGCAACCTTATCAAATCCAGGCGCCATTACATATCGGCGCATGTAAATGTCAGCGGCCACGCCGCGTGGCATGTCTTGCATAGGGCCATGATAGCCAGCAGCACGCGCCACTGCCTCTGTTATGCCGTATTTTGTGGCGCCGCCTCTGTCGTCTTTGTTATCGACAAATCCGCCTTCTTTCAAGATAATACCTTCAATTATGGATTCGATAGTCATTCATCAACTTTCTGATAAATACCTTCTGGCTTATCCCATTCACGCTTCATTAAACGAAATTTCATTACGTGAACACAAAGAACAGCAGCAGTCACCATAAGACCTAAAACAATCCCAATTGTTCCTAGTACGCTATTCACCTCCGTCAACACTGCGCCCAATCCCACCGATGTTGACACCGTTGCTGTCATCAATGCCACTTTGGGGCTGCTTGCGGCGGTCTCTAACGCGGCTTTCGCGGCTTCGTCTACGACGCTCATAGATTCTTCTTTCTAAAATAGCATTAACTGCGGAAAAGATGATCCCGGCGAACCAGAGGCAACCCCACAGTGTTAGAAGCATCCTGGTCAGCCCATAGAAGTCTGATATATTGCACATATCCCAGCACCATAATCGTAAGATTGTAGGTCGCTGGCGAGGCATAGGCCAGATATGCTACCCATCCTATAAAATTGACAATTATCGCGCAAAGATTTAGGCGCTGTATGTCACCACGTACGGCGCCAGTTAACGTGTATCGCGCCAAATGAATTATAACAAGATCAGCTAGTGCTGCGGATGCGTGATACAACAACATTTTATCAGGCGTATTTTTAAATACATCCTGATAAATATGCTGGTGCAATGAAGCTATTAGGTAAAAGGCAAGGCCAGAGAATAATCTAGCCTTCCAGTCTCGCAAATACATCCTATTTTTGTTTCTTTTGCGCTTTCATTGGCTCGGTTTCTTTTTTTCGTTTCGGGCGCTGCTCTCCGCCGCCGCCACTAACTTGTAAGGTTCCCATGACTTTCCTTTCAATTAAAACCGTATTCTAACTCAAAAGTTAGAAGCTATTGTTTGCCGATACAACATTAGTTGACGTGGTTGTGTCAATAGCAATTCCACGGCCAGCACTGCTTGTGTTGAATGTGATCATTACTTTTGCCGTTCCTGTATTGGCAACTTGAATCATTGCGTTTGGAGCAAGAGATTGCCCGATGCCAAAAGTGTTGTAACTAATAACAACTGGGCTTGAGTTGGTTTGTGCAGCAAATAAAAGAATGCCAGTATTTGTCACATTGTTAAAATCATTGCCAACTATTTGCAGGTTGGAAGTTCCAGCAGAAACGACGATTACACCACGCCCGCCTATATCGATAAAGCTATTGTCTTTTACAGTTAGGTTAGCTGTCGGGCCAATTACCATCCCGTCCCTTGCATCGCCAGCCGATGTTTTGACGTTGCGATAAACATTCCCCTTGAAGACGCCGTTATCTCCAAAACATGCCGCGCCATATGCAGGAGGCGCTACAGGGTCGCTGGCTGGATTTGTGCCATACCAATATGAGTTGGGAATCTTGAGAGCCTGAGCGCAGCCATTAACTCTATTGTTTTCGTAAAGATAGTTACTAGGCTGTGCGCCATCTGATCCGCCTGCACCAATACCTGTCCCTCCAACATCGCGTATTTCATTATTCGAGACAATAAAATTGTTCCCGTTGTACACAATGACGCCAGCGCCAGCGCGGGAGCCACGAACAAGATTATTTGCAATTAAGAAATCGTATGATACTTCATTTGATAGGCCAACACCGCCTACGCTGATTGAATCATCTGCTGCATCCGTAATCGTGCAGCCAATTATTTTAAAATTGTAGGAGCCTGAGCCGATGTGCAGCCCATCTGCTTTAGTGGTTGTAACAGTTACGTTTTGGTAGACAACATCGTTACTTCTGTCGGTCCAGCATCCACAAGTCCCTCCATCAGTTCTAACATTCAATAGTCTAAACTTTGACGAGTCATAGACTTGGATGCAAAACCCTTTATCTCTTAAGTTGCTACGAGGCAGGAAAATATCAAAGTTGCAAAGGGTGACATTAGTTTTTGCGGCAACCGAAATCCCGCCCATACCAACATTGCTACCAGCTCCGCTGGCGTAAATCTTACCAATTCCGCACCCATCAATTGTCACATTACTGCAAGCAACATCAATATTGTCATTGACCAGATATTTAAGTTTAGCTTGCACATATCCGCCGCCAATGTTGCTTAAGTAGCTAAACATGGCTTTCCAGGCTAAACTATCATCGTGTGTCGCATTGCCAACAGCACCAAATTGTTCCGGTGTTACTGTTCCGCCTCCGCCTCGGTAGCTTGATGAATTTTGGCTATAGTGGATAACGCGATCAGATTTATTCTTGATCGTCATTGAGTAATCGCTAGGAACGAAAATATTGGCTTGAACCCCATTACGCACGATAGCGCCGCCTACTGTGCGCAATGGCTGCGCGGCTGGCTGCGTGGCTGCAACGTCCCAATAGACCTCGATAGGGGCGGTCTCTGGATTATCATTGACTGCGCCTACATAAATGTATCCTTCATTTAATGGCTGTCCATTGTTGTCAACGAAGTATTGCAGCGGCGGAGAGAGAGCGATCATAGTTTTTCCTTGTCCTTTGTTTCGGTTGGCTTATTCCGCTTTGATTCAGATTGAATCGTTGCAGCAAGCGCACGAATTATATTGCCTTCTCTACGGCTTTGTGGGGCCGTAGCCTGCAATTTAAGCAATAGATTTCGAACAGGCACAGACTCATAGATTCGAGCCATACCGCCAGTTGTCGCGGCCGCGGCAATTGTCGCGCCAAGGTCTACCAGAGCGCCAGCAGCTAATGAATAAGGAATCGCTGAAGAACCATTGGTCGGTGCAAGCTGAGAATCTTGAGCGCGCCTAGTAACCTGCATTAGCCTAGTCATGCCCTTAATCGCGTCTCTCTCATCTCCTTTGAAGAAGGCGTCAATTCTCTTATCGTGCTTCGCTAACTCAGCGCCAAACCTATTTGGGTTAATGCTCCCATCTGCCAATACGGACTTGCTTGCTGCGTCATCGATCAAAGCAGCCCGGACATTTTGCTTGCCAGATGTTCCAAGCGATTCATACAGCATTTTCATTTCGCTTGGCTGTCCGTTAAATATGATGTTTTTTACGATCTCTGGCTTAACATCGCCTTTGTCTAGCACTGTTTTTAAGCGCGTATTTTTAAGAACGCCAGCAGTTTCACCATAAACAATATTGGCTTTATTTAGTTTAACGACAGAGTTAGCTGGAAGATTTGCATTAGCGAAATCATCCATATCATCCTTAATCGCGCTGTATGCCTTGGTAAAAAGTGCTTTTGTTCTGCTTGGCAACTGGCTACGGCCAGCAGGGTCAACAGCCTCCATTACCTCACGCAACGCCGTACGGGTTTCTCGTAAGTTTGTGTACTTTGGGCTATTTTGAAAAGTGTCTTTTATTTGGATCAAATCATCGACGTAACTTTGATATCCAGGTTTGTACACTTCTGGTCGCGTTAGTTCAGAAATGGCATCATCAATTGCTTGAGTCGCTTTCACTGGTGCAACTGGCCCAGCAGAATCAAGAGTCTGCCCTGTTTGGTTAATGACTCTGCCCGCTGCTTTTTTAATCCTTCCTATGCGCCCTTTGACGCTTCCTACAATGGCTTCATAGTCAGGTTTGCCGTATTGCGCGGTTATATCAGCAACTGATTCTGCTCGAGCGGATTGTTGAGCAGCACGAACAGGGCCAGTGCCAGCAACAGGTATTCTTTCACCCATTGATTGCAGGCTTTTAGACATAAAACTATCTGGCGCAATCAAATCCGAAGTCATCACCGGCACGTCAGCTGCTTTACCCGCATCGATAATTGCCTGTTGTTCGGGCGCTAGAGTTGCAGTCCTAGCTGCGTTAATGCGCTGCAGTCCTCCTGCCGCTCCAGCTGCGCCAATTCCGCCTAGTAGAGACGCTGCGAACTGAGTTCCAGCGCCAGCCCCCATTTCCTGCGCTGCTTGTCCAGAAGCTCCAGCTCCTGCACCCGCAATAGTTTGCGTGCCAGGCGAGGCTGCAAGAGTGTCAAGCACTCCAGCCAAGACTGGTCTGCCAGCCGTAACAACTCCACTAGCAAGTGCTTTAGCGCCTGCGGCAATCCCGGCGGCGCCACCAGCACTTCCCGCAGCCGCTTGCATCACTCGCTCAGCGCTAGTTGTCGGCTTAGCGATGCCTGCTGCATCCATCAAATGAGATATAGACTCACTTGGCGTTGAATAGTTAGTCCCGAAAAGCTTATTGACAGCACCTACTAATGGATCACCCACCAAAGTTGTCAGCGCAGCAGCGCCAGCGCCAGCCGCAGCGCCAGGGAGGGCCCCGACGCCAGCCAGAGGAGCGCCAGCCGCAGCGCCCAACGCAGCGCCTGCTGCA